GAAGCAGTCAACCGCTGACCCCGCCAAGGGGAGTGAGTACGGCGGTGTGGAAGGGCTTATTGCTCCGCCCCCACATGACATTAAGGATTCGGCTCATGAGCAGCTCATGCTCATGTATAACACGGATCCCGCTGATGAGACGTCGGGCGCTGAGCTGCCGCCGACGAAGAAGGTTCGGGACTATAACGCATGACCCGACGGCGGCGATTGATCTTCGCTACCTGGGGCATGCTGCTCGCGGTATGGACATCATTCGTCGCCTATCGGACTAACCCGGTCATTCCGATGCCCAAGATCCTGCCGCCTGTACCCATAACCCAGTGCTCTGACATCATTCCGGGTGATCTTCAGGTTGAACGGTGGGTGCCGCGGATATGCTACGCGTCGGAACGGCGATGATAGGGTTTTCAGTAGGGACTGCCCTTTTCCTGGAAAGGCCGGAAGGGCTTATCCCCACTGTCTTCCTTATCGTTATGGGCTCTGTAATGGCCCTGCTAGCCCCCAGGGAGTGTAACTGTGCAGCCATTTCAGCTACCGAAGCTAGACACCCGGCTCTTCAAGGACCCACAGAGCCGAGCGTACGGGATTCGTCCGCTACTCCCCGTCACCGCCGGGCCACCGAAGAAAGTGATCTGGGCGCCCCCGACCAAGAGCAGCCTGCCGCTTGACCAGGGCTCAGAGGGTGCGTGCGTCGGTTTCGGCTGGTCAGGTGAACTTCAGGTACCCCCTGTAGAGATCCCTGTCCATAATGCATTCGCCAAGAATTTCTACCTGGGTGCTCGGGATGTAGACCGTAAGGACGGTCGATTCTGGGCAGAGGGCGCTACTGTTCTTGCTGGAGCCAAGTACGCCCAGCGACGGGGCTGGATTTCAGAATACCGCTGGTGTTTCGGCATGATGGATCTGCAGGATACGGTCTGCACTAAAGGGCCAGTTGTCCTGGGCATTCCTTGGTACTCGGGCATGTACTCGACAGGTCCCGGCGGTCAGATCTGGGTGAACGGTGAGCTAGCCGGAGGCCATTGCATTCTGTGCATTGGCTACTGGCCCAACCACCCCCAGTTCGGCAACTGCTACGTTCTGCTGAACTCTTGGGGTAGAACCTGGGGAATTAACGGCGTCGGCTACATGATTGAGTCCGATATGCGCCGGTTGCTCGTCACAGAGCAGGGCGAGGCGTGTATTGCGAGGGATATCGCTCCCAAACCGGTCGTCCCGTGGTATAGGAAAGTGATAAACTCGTTTGGGTGAGCGAACCCGGGCGATCTGAAGACGACCTTGATTCTATAGCACACCTTCTTCACGACACCCTGTCGAACTTCTTCCGAGATAACGCGGAAGGAATGGTTATTAAGTGGACACTACAGGCTGAAGTCATCGACAATGATGGCACAAGCGCAATGTGGACGCTAGCAACCCCCGGCATGGCGGTGTGGGAGAAGATGATGCTGCCCCGATACCACGAGAAGTATCAAGAACTTCTTCTCGCTGAGGCAATTCGGCGGGAGAACGATGACTGAGAAGAAGGCATTTCGTAAAGACGAGTACTTTACACGGACTGGATACGTCCCCCATGAGGGTCAGAAGGTCCTACACTATACATCTAAGCGATTCCGTGTTGTAAGTAACGGTCGTCGGTGGGGCAAGACGCTCTTCGGAGCCAAAGAAGTCGAGCCGTGCGGCCTAACAGTCTCATCCATTACGGGAAAGCCTCAGACTGGGTGGATTGTCGGTCCTCAGTTCGCGGATGCGGAGAAGGAATTCCGGGTAGTTTACGATACTTTCCGGAAACTGGGGATCGATAAGCACTCCATTAAGTTCGTCAACAACGTGGACAACGGCTCAATGGTCATTAAGACTAACTGGGGATTCGAGCTGATCTGCAAGTCCGCTAAGCACCCCGAAACTCTGGTTGGTGAGGGTCTTGATTTTGTCCTCATGGTCGAGGCAGGTCGTCATCGCCGCCGCACGTGGGGACAATACCTCCGCCCCGCTCTTTCTGATAAGCGTGGGTGGGGAATCTTTTCAGGCGTACCGGAGGGCCGGTCCGAGAACAGTCTGCTGTTTGCATTGTGGGCGAGAGGACAGGACAGTTCGTATCCTCAATGGGGCTCCTGGCGTATGCCGTCATGGACAAATAACATTGTCTTTCCGGGCGGTCGTCGGGATCCTGAGATCCTGGAAGCGGAATCGGATCTAACCGAGGACGAGTTCGAGCGGCAGTACGGCGCCAAGTTTGTTGAGAAGACCGGCGTTGTAATGAAGGAATGGGACGACGAGGTCCACTGGACAAACCTTCGCTATAACCCGTCCTGGCCAGTTTACGGGGCGGTTGACTATGGCTTTACTAACCCGTTCGTATGGCTGTGGGTTCAGGTCGACGAAGAGGGTAACTGCTACGTCATCCGAGAGCGGTACTGGACGCAGAAAGACACGCTCGAGATCGCCAATGAGTTGAAGAATGACCCAATTGACGGGCCTCTGTGCCGTGCGGCGACTGCGTTCTACCCGGATCCTGCTGAGCCTGACGACACGCTCACCGTTGCACGGACATTGCGCATCCCGAACCGGGGCAATACGGGTGGCGAGCTAAAGACCCGTCTTTCCATTATCCGGTCGAAGCTGAAGACGTATCCCACTCACCTGCCCGCTGACCATCCCGAGCGCCGCCCACGATTGTTAGTAGATCGGCAATGTGCGACACTTAGATGGGAAATGGCCGAGGGTTACAAGTGGCCCGAGCATCGGTCCGAGGTAACCTCAGAGAAAGAGCACCCGATGGATAAGGATAACCACAGAATTGAGGCGCTCGGTCGCTTCATGCGTGGCTACTACGGGATGCCCGGGCAGACTAAGGCTCGCTCTCGTGTCTCGACTGCGAAGATGGGAGGCTGATCGTGACTGCCCCGATGACTCCCTACTCTACGCTGAATCTGTTCTGGCCGCAGGCCATGCCGACGTGGATTCCGTCGGAGCTTGACCAGCAGCGGATTCAGTCGTATCAGATCTACGAGCAGATCTACTGGAACCACCCCGAGACATTCAAACTGGTCTATCGGGGCCAGGAAGACAAGCCGATCTACGTCCCCTCGGGACGCACGATCATTGAGGCGACCAACCGATACATTGCCCCCGACTTCGGGTTCACCGTTGCGCCTCGCGGCGGCAATGCGGTTACGGTCAATGCGGAGATGATCGGCCAGGCGCAGGAGGCCCTAGAGGACTTCTTCACCCGGGAGCGATTCTTCTCCAAGTTCGCTGGCAACAAGCGGTATGGACTGATCCGCGGTGACTGGGCCTGGCACATTGTTGCCGATTCAGCTAAGCCAGAAGGCACTCGTATCTCGATCTACCCGCTGGACCCGGGCTCATATTTCCCCATCTGGCACCCAGATGACCTCGACAAGGTTCTCGGCTGCCACATTGTGGATACGTTCATCGAGAATGACGAGACGTTTATCAAGCGGCTGACCTACCGCAAGAATGAGACGCCAGGCGGTCCGATCTCGGTCGAGGAAGCGATCTTCAAGCTGGACGACTGGGAAGGCCCCGCAGCAAAGCCGCTGAAGATCCTCAGGCCACTGCAGCTTGTCCCGGGCATTACCACCCTGCCGGTGTATCACATCAAGAACTTCGAGGAGCCCGCCAACCCGTTCGGCTCGTCTGAGCTGCGGGGTGTGGAACGGCTTATCGGGGCGGTGAACCAGTCGATCTCGGACGAGGAGCTCGCGCTCGCTCTCGAGGGATTGGGGTTGTATGGCACAGATGCACCGCGTCCGGTCAATGATGATGGCGAGGAAACCGACTGGGTTCTCGGGCCTGGGCGAGTGGTTGAATATCCTGAGGGACATCACTTCAACCGCATTAGCGGCATCAGTTCTGTTGCGCCCTACCAGGATCACGTCGGGTATCTTGAGAAGCGCCTATTCCAAGCGCTGGGGGTTAGCGACGCTGCTCTGGGCATTGTGGACGTCTCGGTCGCCCAGTCGGGCATTGCGCTGCAACTGCAATTCCAGCCAATGGTCGCCAAGACGAACGAGAAGGACCGGGACATCATCGATGTCCACGCCCAGATGTTCTTCGACCTCGTTAGCCAATGGTTCCCGACTTACGAGGGACTAAGCTTTGAGGGCATGAGGGTAATGCCTCGTGTCGGCGGCAAGATCCCGATTGACCGGGTCGCCAAGTTCACTGAGCTGAACCAGATGCTTCAGGCTGGGGTTATTTCGGCGGCGTACTACCGCAGTGAGGCTGCTCGCCTCGGCTATGTCTTCCCCGATGACATCGAGGACCAGATCAATAAGGAGCGCCAGGACAAGGCGGCTGCTGAGGCTGCTGCTGACCCTCTC